ATATATTTATTATATAAATAGTGTATCATTCTTTTATGTTTTGTCAATGCTTTTTAAACTATAAAAGAGCAGATTTTAAAATCCGCTCTCTTTTCATTATCTTAGATTCATGTAAACATTTTTACCTTTAAAGTGCTTTTTAACCGCTTTTATAGCGGCATACGGAAAGTATTTCGTGTAATACAAATTCACGATCACATCATTTTCTTCTTTCCATCCGTCCAGAATTGTAACAGCTTTGTCGTTTAGCACTTCAAAGTTGTTTCCTGTTTCTTTAACTTCAAACTTTCTTACTCTTTTCATATTAATCCTCCTCTCTGCATGCCAATTTTAAATCAGCTATTGCGTCTGCTACTGACGCAAAACAATTGCTTCTTAAGTAACTGTGTATTAAAGATGTTTGTTTCAATAAGCCTTGTTTTTCTTTTTTTGTTTTACTTTCTAAATTTTTGTATTCTCTTTTTGCAAATTCGTAAATACTAAAGCTTAATTCTTCAAATCTTTCATTTAAGTGTGAGTCATAGTTTTTTTGAAAATCATTTCTCATTTCTTTAAAATTTTCTTCTGTAAAATCGCTTTTAGCAATTTCATTTAATGCTTTTTCAAGCATTTCTATATATTCTCTTGTGATTTCGTTCATGTCAAACTTTTTAAAAAAATTAAATATATCAAGTTTATTTTGAAAATAATCATCTATTTTATTGTTATCTTTTATATCATCTAAATCTTCGCTTAAAATTATATGTCTTACATCTTCGATTATTTTGTTTTCTAATACTTTCATTTTATTTCCTCCAAGTTTTATTTCCCTTGTCTTTTTTTAGATTATTTGATATAATCTTTATAGAGAGAGTTACCGACAAGGTGATAACTCTCCAAAATATTTGATTTTTAGCTCTATTATTTATTTAGTAGAGCTTTTATTTTTTCTTCTGCTTCTTTTAAATCCTTACAAGATTTTACTATTTCTAGTATTTTTCTTGTTTGATTTTCTTCAGCTAAAAGTCTCAACATTTCTGCTTGCGTCATCTTTTTCATTTTTATCTCCTTTCTGTTCCTTGCCTTTAACGATCTCCCCCTTTCTTGATATAATTATACTACACTTTTTATCAAAAGTCAACACCTTTTTATAAAATATTTGCTATTTTTTCAAATAAATTTCTAGTATATTTTTTATTAATTTGTTTCTAGTAATTTCTTGTTTTTTTGCTCGTTCTGTGAGTTCTGACCACATCCATGACGGAAGTGCCACGGAAACTTTTTTATTTTCAAAGCCAGGATCGGCTTTTTTTCGACCACTTCCAAAGGGCTTAGGTCTACCCTTTTTCGCCCCTCTTGTTTCTTTTTTTTCTTTTTCCATTTTTTCTCCTTTCAAGAGTTGATTTTACAACTCTTTTTCACTTTTCATATTTATAATAAAACTTTTTGCATTGCTTAATTTAAAAACTACATCGAATTCTTTCTTTATTTTTTCAAAAACTTCATCGTAACTCATTTTTTCATTTACTTTTTCTTTCAAAAAAAATAAATCGAGATTTTTATAATTGCAAAGTTTGTAATCTCTCAAGAAATGAGATATTTTTATATGATTATCTTTCTCACTTCTATATTCATTTACAATATTTTTATTTCTTTTAACAAAATCAATATAAAGTTCAACTTCTTTTTCGTCATAATTATCGTAGTATCTTTTTATTTTTTCGATTTCTTTTTCCGATAACTCTAATTCTTCAACTTCATTTCCAGAATTTTCTATCTCTTCCACTAATGCAAAATAGCAAAGTTGGTTATCTTCACATCCGCCAAAACTCAAAGCGTCTGCAACTCTATCCCTCCAAGCTTTTTTTACGATGTATTTTTTACCATTTTTAGTATAAACATATCCAACTTCAAACGGTTCTTCAAAATCCATTTTTTGTTGAAGAGAATTATTTCCATCAACAACAACTTTTAATCTTTTTAATTCTGCTTTTATTTTTTCAATATAAGCAGTTTCGTCTTTTTTAGATAATCTTTCGATTTCTTTTAAATTGTTATTTATAACATCAATTCCATTGTGATATGTTCTGTCTTCTTTGTATGCTTTTTCAACGTAATAAAGCATAGTATCAATACCTTTTCTCATTTTAGCAATTTCATTTAAAATTGCTTTTTCTTTTTTTTCTTTTGATATTTTTTCTAAATCGATTGGATGTAATGTTATTTTCCAGTAACCATTTGTTTCCTTGAACTCAATATAAGCATTGAGTTCAACTACTTTTTCTAAATGTTCTTTTGCAAAATCTTTTGTGAAATTTTCATTAAATTTTACTCTTATTTTTTTACCGTTATATGCTAAATCTTTTGCTTCGGCATATAATCTCCCAATTTTTTTTATTTCTACTTTTTTATTTTTTTCTAATTTCATTTTTATCACTCCTTGATTTTTGTTTTCGAGTGTGATAAAATAAATTTGCGGTAAGGGAACTTTTATAAGTTCTCTTTTTTTTATTTTATCTATCTCATCTACATAAATAGTATACTATATTTTATATCAAAAGTCAACACCTTTTTATAAAATATTTTAAAATTTTGCAAAAAAAGGCAGATATTTAAATCTGCCTCCACTACAAAATGTACTATTAAACTTTTAAGATTAAAAATCTTAAGATTGCATACTTTTTATTCACAACACAAAATGTTCCTATTAAATTGTTGGCGAAATAAAAGAAGCTATTTCAGAAGAATTATTTACAAATAGGAGTTTTTCTGTTATAATTTAATTGGAAAATTTAAACAAAATCTTCTATTTTACAAGATTTATAATAGTTTTTCAAATTGCCGTTTGATAAACTATTTTTTTATACACAAAAAAAGATAGCCATTTCTGACTATCTCCCAAACACTTTGACAGCTCTTTCTTTATCTTTATTTTCATCAATTACTCTTTGTCTATCAAATCCAGCTATAATTATTAATGCCACTATATTTGTTCCGATTAATAGCAGCATATCCTCTGTCTTCGACTTCTTTTCTATGCTGTCAAAAATCTCTTTATTGCTCTCGTTTCTTAATCTGCTTCTTAATAAATCTAAATTTTGCCGTCTTTGATAGCTTCTTAACTTCAATGTCAGAACTGAATTTAAAAATATAAGTGCTAACATTAAAAATGCCAGTTTTCTACTTCTGCGATGTTTTTCCATTATCATCACCCTTATCCTTTTTCACAAATCCCAGCCTTTCAAGCAGCAGCTCCAAAAATCCTGTACTGATTCCATATCTTTTCTGATTTATTGTTTCCAGAATCGCTTCTCCAAAAAATCCAATAACTGGACTCCACGGATATAGATATTCTGCCGACAAATGCCCAATTATTTTATTTAAAGATAATGTTATGGACATAGTCATTCCAGCAACCGCTATCCTTTTCATATACGGCTTGACAGGCTTGTTGTCAACCATTTTTTGAGCCACTACTCCAAATAACACTCCACTAAAAAATAAGATCAAGAAAAGCCCGTGATTGTCAATTATTATTTTTAAGTCTTCAATCATTTATGCTCCTATAGTATGTTTTTGTTCCCTGCTTTTTCTACATCAAAAAGTTGTTGAAGTATAACTTTTAAGTCAAATGTTTTTCTAGCTTCCTTTAAAACTTCTGTCAGAACTTCTTCGCCAATTTCTTCTGCAAAGTCAGGAATCCATTTTCTGTCAATTGATTTTTCTTTTTCCAATAATTCTTCTAATTTATCCCAGAAGCCTTCATACACCTGCTTAAATTTTTCTGCTCCAGCTTTTCCTTTTGCAACTATCTCTGTTTTATAGATTAAAGTCTTTCCTAATTCTAAAATTTTACCTGTCAAATATATTTTTGCTGCTAATTTATCCATTTTTACACTCCTATTTTGTTATTTTTCCTAAAATCAATTCTAAACCGCCTAGCAAGTCCTACAATCAATTTTAACTCACTAGGCAACCCATTTTACCAAAGTTATTTTTAACGTTCAAATATAGCTTGTATTCAAGCTATTTTTACACTACTTTAATTCAAAATGTGGCGTATCTTTCATTTTCCAGTTTCCGCCCCATTCAATATTTACATTTTTGGATTTTGCTACTGCCAAGATGTGATTTGCAATCAATTTTAATTTTTTCTCGTCATACCCTTCTTCAGATGTAAATTTCCTGTATACACCGTTTTCAATAACTCCACAAGGGAATATGTCAACTGCGTGTCCGTATCCGTCTGCTTTGATTTGATGATTAGATTTTGAAGTAACACCATTGGTATAAGTTACGATTTTCCCTGGTTTAGTTCTTCCTAACGCAAATAATGCTTTTTGTTCTTCTGTTGTTCTTGCTCCACTTGTAATCCTAAAATCAAAAGGACTATTTTCAATTGCAGCTTTCATAACTTCAACCAGCTTTGGATGTACTTTTTTCATTTTATCCAAACTTTCTTGGCTGAAAGAATACGTTTTATTCTCTGTTGCTGTATTTTCCTTGTCCCAATCTTTGAAATATTCCTCCTTTCTCTGAACTCTATTTAGCCAACCTGCCAAAAATTCTTTTTGAGTCTTGTCACTTTCAACCTTGCTTCTGTAATAAATTCTCTGCAAGTTATGATAAACTTCCAAAAATTTTTCAGGATCTGCTACATTCAATGCTTCCAATGTTTTGTTTCCAATTATTCCATCTACATCAAGATTTGCATTTGTAATCTGATTTATAGCAATCTGTGCATTTTTGATTCCATTTTTGCCACTATTTACAGTCCAGTCACATATAGATAGTGCCACTTTATCATTCACAACTTTATCCAGCTTGTTCCCTAAGTAATATTTTTTCAGATATATATTTTTTGCGAAATCCATTGTTAAATCTTGCATATCTCCCTTGTATCCAAATTTTCTTGCTTCTTCTTCTATTATTCCGTATTTTGTTTTTCCACCTTTGTCGTACTTGTCATCAGAATATCCGCCCTCAACTTTCAGCAGATAGTCAAATATTCTTTCAAATCTGTCCATTTAAATCACTCCTCTTAATTAATTTTGAAAAAAATCTTTTACTTTTAGCTCCGACATTTGCTCGATATTATATCGACTAATTCCAACTGCTGCCATTTGTTCTGCCATGTCAGCAATTTCTAAAATATCCTGAATCTTTTTAGCCAAAACTTTTAATTCTGACCTGTCCAATTCAATAAACTCAACCATTTTTTTATCATTTAAAACTTTTACTTTCTCAATCTTATCTTGTTCTAAAGTCCACATCAGTGACATTTTAAGAGACAAGCTGTTTCTGTTTTTTTCGTTGTTCTCAAAAGTGTATTTCTTACCAGCTTTTTCAATTTCAAGTGGCTGATTCAAAAAGTTTAATTTAGCTTCTGCTAAGTCTTTTAATGCTTTTTCCCTTAACTCTTTTAATTTTTTATTTAACAAATCATTATCGACTTTCCAAGCATTGCTATTTTTATCCCAGATACTCCAGTCATTTGGTTTTGCGATTGTTACGATTGTTTCATTAACTTCATCTAAATAACTTCCGTCACTTAAAACTGTCTTGCCAGCCTTTATTTTTTCTACTTCTGTCATTTCTCTAAGTTCTCCAGTTTCAGTATCAATAACTGGATTTGTAAGCAACTCATCAGAATATTTCATTGTTTCCTCATGCCAGTCTGGATAAAACATTGCCGGATTTTCTTTAAATTCCTCCAGAGATGTTACAACTGGTTTTGCTATATTCTCCATTGTCGCTATCAAGTAAATGTAAATTACTGTTGTCATTTTTATCACTCCATTTCTTTATTTTTATTCTGTAAAGATTGTTTGATTATTTCCAGCGTCCAATCGCAATAAAATATATCGAGACACTTTCATTCGGTCTGTAGCTGTATGCGTCAAAAGTGTTATTTGATGAAGCTATAATTGAAATATTTGTATTAGATGCATCAGAACCACGATGAACTGAAACGACAGCGGAAATACTCTTAAAATCTTTGGATAAAGTATTTCTTACATAAGTTCCAGATTTTCCTGCCACGCCAACACCGTGTTCCAATATAGTTCCGTCTGGAAATTTAATTGTGTTTTTTCCGAAACTAAATAAATTTTCTACTTTATCCGAAATTGGCTTGTTAGAAATCGCCCTGAATTTTGACACATCATTATATGTTAAATTTGTGTCCGCTATGCATTCGTAGTAAAATTTTGTAACATTATCAAAATAGCATTTCCCTCTAACTTTATCCCCTGTATCTTGAATATTTCCACCAAATTCTAATCCCATTATTTCATTTAACCTTGAATCAACATTTATCACAACAAATTGACTTCCATTATATGTTAATTCATAAGTTTTATTCGGCTTAAAATCTCCTGCTTCTATTTGCTTTAAGTTTCCGTTGTACTCTTTTAAAATTGTATAATCATTATTATTCAACCTTAATTTTGTTGCCGAATTAGTATTTTTGGAATCAACGTTTATTCTTAATTTTAAATCATTGTTCACCCCAAACTCATTTAATCCGTCTAAATTACAGACATAATAATCTATATTCAAATTCGTTGTTTTATTTGCTTGTAAAGTGTGTACATTCCCAAGTTGTAAGCCGTCATAAATTTCTTCTGTCTCAGGTGTTCCGTTTTCTCTAATGTTCCCAAATGCTGGGACGATACTTTTTATTTTATTATCCCCTCTGTTAGTTTCTTCCACTTTGTAATGTGTAGAAAACTCAACTTGTTGTGCCTTAAATTTTGTTAATTTTGCCATTTTTCCTCCTATTTCAAATTAATAATATTGTCTTCGCCTAAATCAAATTGCCCTAGCTTATTGCGACCAAATCGACCAAATCTTGAATAAGCAAAGTTACAAACTGGATTTCTTTTAGCTTCATTTTTAATTACATTTTGACCTAATGTTTTTCTTCCAAATCTCATTCCAACTACATAATTATCCAAGCATTTATGTGTATTTATTTTCACACCGCCACCAACAATATTATCCAAACCTAATTCGTCGATTAGTGAGTAATCGTACTCTTTATTGCTTATAAATTTAACATCATATAGAGCCGGCTCGTTGTCTGTGTTCACATTAATTGTTGGTGTTAGTCCAGTAAACATTTCTCCGATATTACTGATAGTTTCAAGATTAGGAACTAATTTATACTTTCTCATTGCTAATTTGATTCTATTCCTGTATCTGTCGTCAGTCTGTCCATTCCTCAAAACATCAAATTTTTCTCCTAAATCGTCCAAAAAGTCTCCGTTTGCATAATCTACTAAATGTTGTTTTTCTATTAAATTATAAACTCTGTCAACTTCATCAAATAATTTTGATATTGCTTTATAAAAAGAGCTTACATTGCTATTCTTTTTAAGCCACCACGGACATTTTGACATTAGATAATCAAAATTACTCTGCATATTCCGCCACCTCGTTAAATCCTAACTCTAATACCTTTTTAAAGCCACTAGTCGTTTCATTTTTAAATTTAAAAGAAACATCTATATTAAGCAATCTGTCGGCTGAATAAATCTGTCTAATATACTCGCTTTCGCACCGATATGATGTAATATAATCGCCAACCTCTACACTTTTTAAATACTCTTTTACAATATCTTTTAAATTATCTAATAAGATATTAGTACCTTTTGCTGCTGTAAAATCAATATTTACTTCTATTTCTCGTTTTTGCGGTCTGTAAAACTTAATTTCTCTGTCTATCCCTTGGTTGTCTTTAACTGTTACAACTGTATCTCCATTCATTTGTATAGCTTGATCTTTTTTTCTCCATATTGCTTTTGCTATATCCTCGTTTCTTCCGCCATCTACTATTAAAACAATTGATTTTGGTTCTAGCCCCTTGCTGTCAACTGTCATCGTTTTATTTTCGTCAGCATAAACAGATTTGACACCTTCTTGTTTTAAAACTTCCGCTCTTATTCCGTCTAGATTCCATTCACTTTCATTACGACTTAAAAACCACCGTTCTATATACTCATTGTCACTTTCTTGATCCTGTCCCCCGGCTGCAATTTCGTTTTGCTTAAAGTCATAAACACCATTTACAACTTTGATTAGCTTAATAATACTTCCTGCTTCTTTGTTGCCTTGTTCACCTGCTGTATCACAAATAAATTCAAAAGTAGTTTTATTGTTTAATGTTCCATTTTGATTAAGTGTATATCTTGTACCATCGTTTGCCTCGAGTATCACATCACCTTTTTCAAGATTTATATTAAGTCCACCAACTAACTCAACTTTAACAGTAGCATGACTTTCTTGCTTTCTCTTAAAAAAGAAAGGACTATTTGCTAAGTGCTCATCTATTTCAATGCCTTCGCAATTAAGTAAGTTCATTTTGTCAGCTTGAATCTGTTGCCGTTCCATTTTTTCTCTCAAAAGCCTAGCGACTGGATACATCAGCATATACCAAGCACTCCGTTTGTCGTTAGAATAATCAGCTTTTAATAATGTTTTTAATTCATTATTTAAAATATTCATATTGTCCTGAACCGTATTGACTTTTATTTTGGCCAACCTATCCCAACTCCTTTCATTAAAGTTTTCTCGTTGTCATTAAAAATAATACCAATATTAACTTTTAAATGTCTGTTCTCGTACTCATATACTTCAACATAGCATCTACTTAAATAGTCTCTAAAATTATTTAATATCTT